GGTCTGCATCGATCACTGGAAGGGCGACAAGGATTCCATCTCGGCAGCACCGCAGCCGCCGGGCAGCTGTCGACCAACCTGCTCAACATCTCTCCTGGCCGCACCTTCGAGATCACGGCGCGCATTCGTTGGGACCTGCCGGCAGCGCAGGCAGATGGCATGTTCACCTCGCTGATGTCGGTCAACTGGGTCAACGCAGCGTGGTCGCAGACGGGCTACGAGTTCCTCGCGTCGCCGCCCCCCAATGCAAAGGGCGAGATGACCGTTTGCGTGAGGGCGACGACGCCTGCGAACACGGCAAACGGCAACCTGATGTTCCTGTCCGCCAGCGGCGCGAAGACGCCGTCTGCGCCGGCGATCGCCGCGATCTCGCAGCTGACCGTCCGCGACATCACCGCACTGCTGTAACCTCCGCCGGCCCCGCGCCAAGCGGAGCGCCCCGGGGCAGGCCACCGCGCCTACCCGGGGCGGGTACACCCGGGGTTTCTCGCGCGCGCGTGGCGGGCCGTTCATCATCGGCCCATGACCTCCGCACAGCCAACCATCGCCGACATTCTTCGCCTGCTGCAGAACCTGATCCGGTTCGGCACCGTCGCGCAGATCCAGCATGGCGACAGCCAGCAACAACCGCGCGTGCGCGTGGCGGTCGGAAATATCCTCACGACCTGGTTGCCCTGGTCGGCCCGGCGCGCAGGAGAGACTAGCGACTGGGACCCTCCCACCATTGGAGAACAGGTCGTCGTGTTGTCGCCGGGAGGTGACATGGCCGCGGGCGCCGTCTTTCCCGCGATCTACAGCGATGCGAACGTCCCGCCGTCGAACAGCCCGACCGAGCATGTCAGGCGCTATCCGGACGGTGCTGTCGTGAGCTATGACCATGGCACCCACGCCCTCAACGTCGTCCTACCCGAAGGCGGCACGGCCAAGCTCATCGCGCCGGCGAAGGTCACCGTGCAGTCCGAGGAAATCGAACTCGACGCCACGGCGACCACGATCACGGGGACCTGCACCGTGCAGGGGCTGCTCACGTACCAGTCCGGCATGGCCGGCAAGACGAACGGCAGCGGCGCCGCGGCATCGATTCAGGGGACTGTGCGCGTCACAGACGGTGACGTGATCGCCGATGGCGTGAGCCTGGTTCATCACCTCCACGGCGGCATTCGGCGCGGCGACGAAAGCTCCGACGCGCCGCAGGCGACCGAGCCATGATCGGCATGAACCGCTACACGGGCCGCGAGCTGTCCGGCGCCGATCACGTCAAGCAATCGGTTACCGACATCATCCAGACCGCGATCGGCACCCGGGTCATGCGTCGCTCATACGGCTCACTCGTGCCGAGCCTGGTCGACCAGCCTGGCACGCCGGCGACATTGGTTCGCGTCTACGCGGCCATCGCTGACGCTCTCATGCGCTGGGAACCCAGGATCAAGCTGAAAGCGGTGTCGCTGGTCAGCTTGACCGCCGAGGGCAAGGGTGTCTTGCAGATCGAGGGCACGATCGACGACGGCACGGTCCGCTCGGTTTCGTGGGCAGTCCAGTTGGGAGGGAACGCGTAATGGCCGGTTCCTTCACCACGGTGGACCTGTCCGCGCTGCCAGCGCCGGACATCATCGAGACCAAGTCTTACGAAGCGATCCTGGCCGACTGCAAGGTCGAGCTGCTCTCGCGCTACCCGGCCTTCAGCTCGGTGGTGGAAAGCGACCCCGCCTACAAGGTCCTGGAGGTCATGGCGTACCGCGAGATGGAGCTGCGGCAACGCATCAACGATGCGACTCGCGGGACCATGGTGGCCTTCGCGCAGAAGAACGATTTGGATCAGATCGGCGCCAACTACGACGTCACTCGCTTGCTGATCACGCCGGCTGACCCCACCACCAATCCCCCCACGCCGGCCGTCTACGAGTCCGACGACAACCTGCGCCAGCGCATTCCTCTCTCCCTGGAAGGATATTCAACGGCCGGCAGCGAGGGGAGCTACATCTTTCACACGCGCTCGGCGTCGGGCCTGGTCAAGGACGCGGCCGCAGTCAGCCCTACGCCGGGTATCGTCACCGTCTACGTGCTGTCCACCCAAGGTGATGGAACCGCCGACGAACAACTGCTGGACGTGGTTCGCATCGCTCTGAACCCGCAGCACGTCCGTCCCATCACCGACCAGGTCTTCGTGCTGTCGGCCTCGATCGTGCAGTATGCGGTCCAGGCCGAGTTGGAGCTGTTCGACGGTCCGGACCCGGAGGTGGTCTTGGCCGCCGCACGGGTCGCCACCGAGACCTACGCCGCTTCAATGCACAAGATGGGCTTGGGCGTGAGCCGATCGGGGCTGTTCCAAGCTCTCCACCGCCCGGGCGTCAGGTCCGTGTCCCTATCCACGCCGGCGACCGACATTGAGGTCAGCGAGGGGCAGGCCGCGTACTGCACTGGCATCACCATCACCCGGCGGGCCTCGTGATGGCTGAAACCCTGCTGCCCGACAACGCCACGGAGCTGGAGGCCGCGCTCGCGATATCGACGGCCCGGCTCGACACGCTGCCCGTCGACATCCGGAGCGTCGTCAGTCCGGCTACCGCGCCGGCATCCTTTCTCCCCTGGCTGGCCTGGGCCTTCAGCGTCGACGTCGAATGGGATCTCGCTGTCACGGAGGCGCAGAAGCGCGCGGTCATCGCAAGCTCGGTGGCGGTGCATCGCCGCAAGGGCACGGCCGCCGCGGTCCAGGCCGCCCTTGACTCGCTCGGCTTCACCGTCCAGCTGCAGGAGTGGTTCAACCAGATCCCGATGGGGGAGCCCTTCACCTATCGGCTGATCGTGACGGCCGACCAGCAGGGGTACACCCAGGCGGATCTCAAGAAGCTGATTCGTGTCGTCAATGCGGCGAAGAACCTTCGTTCTCACCTGAGCGAGCTGTCGGCGCGCGGCACGTCCACACAAGGCTGCTCCCTGGCCATGGCGCCCAGGATCGGCTGCAACTTGATGATCACCGGCCTCGACGATCCATCGGACGTCGACTTCTCCTACGCGATGGACTACGCCGAGGCCGGCTACGCCGTCTGACAGCAGGAAACCCACGATATGGCACTCAACATCACATACCGGTCCGACCTCGACCGCCCCCTCACCAGCAGTGAGGTCGATGCGAACTTCCGCACCCTGCAGGAAGCAGTCGCCGCGCTGCAGGAAGGCGGGGGCGGGATCGTCGACCCCAAGGCGCTGGTCGACGACGACGGCACCAACATCGTCGACGACGACGGTACACAGCTCGTGGACGACTAGGGGCGACCATGGCTTACAAGACCATCTCTACCCTCTACGGTCTCTCCCGCATGGCGGCCGCCGCCACCGGCGGCAGTCCCATCAACCTGGTGCAGGTCGCCATCGGTGACGGTGCCGGCAACGAAGTCACCCTCGATCGCGGCCAGATCAACATCGTCGGCGAGCGTGTGCGTCGTCCTATCAGCCGCATCTACCAGCAGCCCGATGACCCCACGGTGTTCATCGTCGAATGCACCATCCCTGCGGACATCGCGGGGTTCACCATTCGCACCGCCGGAATCTACGATGACAACCAGGCCCTGGTGGCGGTGTGCAGTACCCCGGAGATGTACAAGCCGCACGCCAGCGAAGGGGCCGTCGCGGACTTCGTGTTCGGCATGATGTACAAGGCCACCAACGACAGCGTCGTCAGCATCACGGTGGACCCGAACGTTGCGGTCGCCTCCAGGGAATGGGTGATGAACGTCATCACTCCGGCCACCCTTCTGCCGGGCGGCACCACCGGCCAGGTCGCGCGCAAGCGGTCGAACGCGGACGGGGACATCGAATGGGCGGATCCGACTGACGTCAACGTCGTCTCGAGCACGATCGAGGAAACGCAAACGCTGGCCGCGAGCCAGACGATCGTCAATCTGAACAGGACCACGGTGCAGGGGCTGGCGCTGTACGTCAACGGCACTCGGCTTCGCAACGATGAATGGGAGCCCGACGCGATCCTGCCTTCGCGCCTGACGCTCGCCACCGCTCGTGCAGCCGGTTCGAAGCTGACGGCCGTGCAGAACGAGCCCGCCGGCGCCCTGACCGATCCGCTGGCCAAGGCGAAGAACTTGGCCGACGTGCCGGACAAGGCCATCGCCCGCACGAATCTGGACGTGTACAACAAGGCCGAGGTCAATCAGCGCGGCAAGCAGCCTGGCGACATCTTCTACACCGCCCGCAGCACCGCCCCGGCTCGCAGCCTCAAGGCGAACGGCGCGGCGGTCAGCCGTACCGCTTATGCGGACCTGTTTGCGGCGATTGGAACGCGCTATGGCGCGGGCGACGGCTTCAACACCTTCAACGTCCCGGACCTGCGCGGCGAGTTCATCCGCGGTTGGGATGACGGCAGAGGCGTCGACAGAAATCGCGCGCTAGGCACGCTGCAGATGGATCGCGTGAAAGACCATTACCACGGCTTCGGGCGCTTCCTGTCGACCTGGGGCGGCAGCGAAGGCGACGATGCCTACTTCACGCGCAGAGACTGGTGGGCAGCTTCGGAGACGCTCACCGGTCAGCGCATCACAGGCGACAGTCAGAACACCGTTACAGCCCCCATCTCCGGTGGCGCATCCGGCGACCTCGGCACCTCACGGCAGATCTACCTAAGCGAGGGAGAAACCAACCCTCGCAACGTCTCCCAGCTGGCTTGCATCGCGTATTGACCATGACTTTCAAACCCGTCTACCAAACCAACCGCGCGGGCCTGTACCTCTGCGAAACCGTCGCGGACGAATCGCCCGAAGAGCCTGGTCGCTTTCACATTCCGGCCGGCGCGGTCGAAGCGGCTCCCCCCGAATCATGGCCCGATGAC